TATATTAACGGTGAGCTAGCCCCTGTTTTGTATTTACAAGAAGGTAATACTTATATATTTGATCAATCTGATTCTAGTAATGCCTCTGGTGGCGTTCATCAAATTGCTTTTTCTAGAAATCCCAATAATAGTCCAGTAGCTGCTTACACATCCGGTGTTACATCTACAGGGACACCAGGAAGTTCAGGAGCACAAACAACATTTAATGTTGCACCTGTAAGAACTACAGGCGCGCCTTTATTATTTTACTACTGCACAAATCACAGTGGTATGGGTAATACTGCACAAACTATTTCACCAACATCTGAAGAGACACAATTTAATCCTCAGATAGATGATATCATAGAAGAAGCATTTGAAAGAACAGGTGTTAAAAGTGCGAGAACAGGATATATGTTAAGATCTGCAAGAAGATCTTTAAACATTATGTTTCAAGAGTGGGCAAACAGAGGCGTTCATTTATGGAAAGTAAAACTTGCAAAAGTTCCACTAGTAGAAGGTCAAGCAGAATATAATTTTGCAGCTGATTCAGAAAATTTTCCAGAGGATTTAGATACAGTTTTAGAAGCTTATTACAGAAATAATTCAGATGCAACAGCACCACAAGATATTGCGTTAACAAAAATAGATAGATCTACATATTCACAAACACCAAATAAATTAGCTAAAGGCACACCTTCACAATATTATGTAGAAAGAAAATTAAATCCAAGTGTATTTTTGTATACTACACCAAGTTCTAGTGTATCAAGCACAACAACACCAAGTAATTTTCAATTTTGTTAATAGATTTTATCCTTGTATGATGTCTGGTCTCGCATATTATTTAAGTCAAAAATATTCACCAGATAGAAGTCAAGAATTAGAACGTAGATATGAAAGTGAACTATTAAGAGCCCTTGATGCAGACAATCAAGGTACATCTACTTTCATTTCACCGCAAACATTTTATGGAGATGGAGTATAATGGGTAAGTATGCATCAGGAAAATACGCGTATGCTATTTCAGATAGATCAGGATTAAGATTTCCTTATGATGAAATGGTTAGAGAATGGAATGGATCATTAGTTCATTTTTCAGAGTATGAACCAAAGCAACCACAATTAGAACCAAAACCAGTTGGCTCTGATCCACAAGCTTTATATAATCCAAGACCACAACCTGCATCAAAAGCAAGTTTAATACTTTTAAATAATAATCCTTTTACATCTGTTATTTATAGTGGAACAACTTATGTAAATGTTTTTTCAGAAGATCATCAAAGAGCAGCAGGCTCTATAGTTAGATTTAGAGGGCCACCTGAAGTAATAGCAGCGGGTCCTGGTGGTGATGATGCAGATGACACTCCAAATTTACAACAATTTCAAAACATACCTACATTTGATAATGTAAGTGATTTAAATAATGCAAGTGGTTTTACCATTGCATTAGGACAAATAGATTCTTCAGGTAATATTACAGGAGCTACAACAACAGACCCTTTAACAGATCCAATAAATTTTTTTCATATAACTAGCACTAGTAATGCAACAACAGGTGGTGTATCAGGTGGTGGAGAAGGTTGTTCGGCAGGACCAGTAACATTAGAGGTAATTAATTAATTATGGCATACACTTTAACAAATTTAAGAGACGATATTAGAAATTATACTGAAGTTGGTAGTAATGTTTTAACCGATGCAGTTTTAGAAACTATAATTATAAATGCAGAAAATAAAATTCATCGAGCAATAGACACTGATCAAAGCGTATTTTATGCAACATCAAATGCTATTATTGGAAATAGATATGTAACTATACCAGACGATTTAAGAGCCATAAGATATGTACAACTTAAAGATTCAGCTGGTAATCAATTTTACTTAGAGCAAAAAGATACATCATACATAGCAGAATTTTACTCCACACCTAGTACATCAGCTGTAGATATACCTAAATATTATGCAAATTGGGATGAAGAATTTTGGGTTTTAGCACCCACACCAGACCAAACTTATGAAATTACTTTAGCTTATGACAAAGAGCCAGCAACTATAACTGATACTACATCTACTCCCGCTCCAGCTACAGCTGGGACTTATTTGTCAAATAAATATCAAGATTTACTTTTATATGCGTGTCTGGTAAATGCATATGGATACTTGAAAGGTCCGGCAGATATGTTACAATACTATCAAAGCCAATATAAAGAGGCAATAGAATCGTACGCGATCGAACAAATCGGTCAAAGACGCAGAGACGAATATCAAGATGGTGAAGTTCGAGCTCAACTTAACGTTAAACCACCATCAAGTTATACATAGGAGATAAAACAATATGGCAAATATAATACCAAATAGTTTTAGAGGTGCTCTCTTCGAAGCGAATCATAATTTCAAAGCTTCTGGTGG